GGACGCCATATCGTCCAACTCCTCCAGGACAGGAAAGCAGTCCCATACCAAAGCACTGCCGACAATCCACACTACGGATCCTACTGGGACGCCTACTACAGCAACCAGTCAACCTACCGATATCAGCCCGGTTTGGAAATCATTTGCAAAAGGAACTGTGATGAAACTTGACCCGCCACCGGACTTGGTTGAAATCGCTGAAGCCCTGGACGCGATGGCGAAACCACACTGGGGGAGCGGCATCGTCTTCAGCTGTGACGGCCTGCCGGTCACCACACCAAGACAAGAAGCAATCTGGATGGAATACAACGGCATCACAAGAGGGGAGGACTAATGGCAAGGCGTGGTTACGTGCAGCTCGTGAACGGCTTCTACGACAACGACAAGGTGCGTGATCTCGTGCGCATTGGCCGTGCTGACTCGGTGGGCGTGTTCTGTATGGCTCTCTCGCTGTGCGGGGACAGGCTCACGGATGGCTTCGTGCCGCGCCGCGCCATGCTCTCCAACATCGGTGCCACTCAGGAGCAGGTGCAGGCGCTGGTGGACGAGGGAATGCTCGAAGAGGTCGATGACGGTTGGATAATCCACGATTACACCGCTCACAATCGCACCAAAGAGCAGGTCATGCACGCGCGAGCCGACGCGAAGGCACGCAAGAGCAAATCCCGTGGTCACAGCACTGTCACAGCAGTGTCACAGCGTGACATGCGTGTGACATCGGGACAAACACCAGAACACCAGAACACCAGAACCCAAAAGAAAGAAGAAGAATATTATTCTTCTTCCAAAGAAATGACACTTGCCATGTTCCAAGACTCACGAGAATTGGCGGCAGCCAACAGCATGATGCGCGCCACGTATCCGAACTTGGATTTGAAAAACAGCTGGGACGCCTTCGCCACACGCCAATACGACGTCACGCGCATGGTGGGCGATTGGATACGCCTATGGCGTGGCTGGTGTGAGAACCGGGCGCAAATGGGTGGTATCCCACCGTCGAAGCCACACGTCCACACTTGGGCTTGCGAACACACGTTGAAAGCCTTGCACCTCCAATCGCAGGATGACGTGACCGACATGGCGTCAGCCGTCAAAAAAGCCAATGAGCTAAACCAGAAGGAAGAACCCTAGTGAAATACATCAGCCTGTTCAGCGGCATTGAAGCAGCAACTGTCGCATGGCAAACACTCGGATGGGAGCCAGTCGCATACGCCGAAATCGAACCATTCCCCAAAGCAGTACTCAAACACCACTATCCGAACGTCCCAGACTTAGGGGACATGACGAAAGTTAATTGGAAGGAATACCACCATGCAGCAGATGTCGTTGTGGGAGGAAGCCCCTGCCAGGCATTCAGCATCGCCGGACTCAGGAAGGCTCTGGACGATCCTCGCGGCCAGCTCATGCTCGAGTATCTCCGAGCTTGCGCAGAAATTGATCCGGAATGGATCGTATGGGAGAACGTGCCCGGAGTTCTGTCGGCTGAACACGGACGGGCTTTCCAGTCGCTCCTTGAGGCCGTGGCCGAACTCTGGCCTGATGGGGGGGTGCATGGAGAGTGTTGGACGCTCAGTTCTTCGGTGTGGCCCAGCGGCGCGAGCGTGTGTTCCTTGTCGTCAACACTCGAGACTGGCGGCGTGCCGCGCCGGTACTTTTTGAGCGCGAGAGCCTGTGCTGGGATCATACGTCGAGCCGAGAGAAGAGGCAAAGCCTTACCCAGGGAACTGCGGGAGGCGTTGGAGACGCAGATTCGGACGCTGGGGGATTGATGTTGGACTTCCATCAGCAGGATGGACGGTTCAAGGTCAGCGATCATCCCGACGTGTCGAATACGCTCATCTCGCACATGGGTACCGGTGGCAACAATGTTCCCCTGATTAAGGCGTTCAAATGGAGCCAGGGTGAGAAGAGCCGGAGTCTGGCGATTGGCGAAGTCAGTCCCACTTTGACTACTGACCATAATCCAGCCGTCTACCAAATTGAGAGAGAGAGTGATGTGTCGCGCGGACACTCAGGCGAATGCCGCACAAGGATTCGATCTTTCTCCGACATTGATGGCTCACGCCGGAAAGGATGCCCCATTCATCTATCCGACAACTAATAGGAGAGACTAGTGGTTTTCACTTTCAAGATTCGCGGTGGCGGAGCGGGGGGGGGTAAGGGATTCCTCGGGCAGGACGAGCTTTCTGCCACGCTCAGCACGCACAATGACCAGTTTCTGCATACGGAGGATTCGATGAATGGTTTGACGGTTCGCAGGTTGACGCCGTTGGAATGCGAAAGGCTTCAAGGTTTCCCGGACGGATGGACGGATATTCCGTGGAAGGGGAAGAAGCACACGCCGGATAGTCCACGCTACAAGGCGCTCGGTAATTCGATGGCGGTTCCTGTCATGAGATGGATAGGTGAGGGCATCCAATTGGTCGAAGACAACAAGGGATTGTTCCAGGAGAACCCCAGTGAGCAGTGACAATCCATCCAAGGAGACGTGCCGCATGGTTGATGATCGTGATGGGAGACGTTGCGTGCGTTGCGGCCGAAGCTTGTATGCGGTTGGCGGTTCCCGGCATCATCGGAAACTCCGTAGCCAATGCACGAGGGTGGAGAAGCATCAAGTGCAGAATCTGATTCTGCTTTGCGGTTCGGGTACGACGGGCTGTCATGGTTTCGTTCACATGCATCCGACTATCGCTTATGAGAACGGCTGGTGTGTGAAATCGTTTCAAGACCAGTTGGAAGTGCCGGTACGGACTTGGCATGGACTCGTGTATCTCACCACAGACGGCAAATATTCATCGACAAAGGAACAATCAAATGACTGACAACATCAATCCATCGCATTACAAGGATGGCCCGTTCGAATGCATCGAACTATCCAGTTTGCTCAGCTTCGACTGGGGTAACGTAATTAAATACTGCTACCGGTGGCGCGACAAGAACGGTGTCGAAGACCTCAAGAAAGCACTCTGGTATGCGAAGCACGCAATCGATAACAACGTGCCGTTCCTTGCCATGTACCTCGGGCCGGACAACGACATTATCACAGCCAGACCCATCAGGCTTCTCGGCATTCTAGAAGCCGAGAACTGGGCCGATCTCGAACCATTCTGGAATGAAATCAAGTGGGGATGTTACAAGAAGGCGGTCAAAGTGCTGGCCGACAAGATCAATGAAATCGAAAAGGATGGTGAGTGATGAACCGGGACCGGGTAATCATCGTCGCGATCATCTGCATGACGATTATCTTCATCGCGTCCACCGTATCGCCAGCCGGTTCCAGCGGGAAAACCGGCGCGGGCTTCCAGATGGAAACCGTCAAGACCGGTGACGTGACATGGGCGTGCTTGAAGCATAACGGCGAATACATCGGCTGCAACACGGTGGAGACGGTCAAATGAATGTTTTCACAGGCAAGACCGGCTATATCATCTGGCCGCAAGGTGATACGGGAGTTCACACATGCCGCGTGTACGACTCACTGGATGAAGCTGTGGGCGCGGCACATTCCAAAGCCGACTTCCACCACAGGCCGTATGAGGTGCTTACTGCTTATGAGAGTCCGGCAAGAACCATCAGAACGATCCTCCCAAGGAGACACCAATGAGCGACAAAGTGAAAGTCGGCACGAGCAAGGTCACGTTCCGTGTGCGCGCGTTCGACTATCCGCAGATCGAGCTTGCATCCGTCGAAGTGGATGTGCCGATGTACACGAAGACGGACAACAAGCTCGACAACATGCAGCAGGGACATGTCACGGCGGACGTGCCGGACGGTTTCAACGAGAAGGTCAAAGACGCATTGCAGGTGTTCGCGGACACTCTACAGGCATCGTTCAACGAAGAAGGAGAGTGAAATGTTGAGAAGCATTGATTTCAAAACAATGCCTTATCTATTCACTGACAAGGCTGGCACTTGCCTGACCGTGGAGTTCGACGGAAGGGAACTGGATGACATCTACAAGCAAGTGAAAACCATGTACGATCAAGCGCACCCGTCGCACCCGTCTGATGATATGCCCACCGAACCGGGCTGGTATGCGACTCGGGATGGTGAAGACCTGTTGAGCTATGACGGTGACGCTTGGCACATTCACAATATCGACTGTGATGCGCAATTGTTCGTTGACGGGGATTTGGAAACGATGGACTGGAGCGTGGTCAAACGCACGTTCGATGCTGACGCTTTCCCGCTGATACCAGTGAATCTTAACGATACATCTCGTGCGGAGCGTCGGTTGACCAACCTTACCAACTTTTTGCACACGCTCATTCATGAGTGTGAGACAGTGCGGGACAACCCATCTTCCGACAAGCATACGAAAGACATCGAGAATGCCGTCTGCGGGACGGGAATCAACTTCGGCAAAGACCTGCTTGCACGATTGGAAAACGGGGTGTTCGACCATGAATGTGCATGACCATATCACCGACTGGCAGCACCTGCCATCGTCATTCCTCGCTGGCAAGCGTGCGATAGCCACCACCGTTGAGGGAACCACTATCGACGGTTTCCTCCAATCGATGACCACGAAGTTCAGTAACGGCAGCGGCAGCATGGTGCAACTGTTTTTCGGGGGAGTGTTCCAGCCGGTCATCATCAGTCTCAACGGTGGTGAGAACCAACTATGCAGAGCATACGATTCGATACTCATACTCAACGAGGTGAAGCGATGAATAACCAATACGCGGTCAGCATCCGTCATATCTACACCATGCCGGATGAGACATTCAATGGATATGAATTGGTCTTATGGCATTGGGACGTGATTGAGAACACTTGGCTTTTCCGTGCCACACGCGACTATCCGATAAGCAAGAGAGTATCAAGGGGATATGCGTTGTGGAAGGTTCTCAGGGATGCTCAGAAATTGGCGCGGATATTCCAATGCAAGAACTATGCGACCAACGAAGAAGGAATGTGGGACAACAATGACTGACCTTGATGATCGCATCAGCGAGTATGCGAAGTGGATTGAAAGCCGATATGACGACTCGCATGAGCTTCGAGCCAAAGGCAAAAACGGTTACATCGACGGCAAGGCCGACGCCTATGAGAGTTCGCTACGCGAGTTCAAACGCATCTTCAACGTGAAGGAGGAATAGTGAGGAAGCGAATGACTGCTTATTGGTGGGATAAAGACAAAAATGCTGTGGCAATCTCATATAAGGATAACCGCCTGATACTCACCGTCGATGATGCGCAGGCACTCCTTAGACAGCTTGAAATGCTTCTGCCGGAGAGACCGTCACGCGACGAGCCGGAAGAGCCGGGCTTCTACCGGACACGGACTGGCGCATTTCTTCGCAAGAACAAGAACGGAGCATGGAGCGCCCTGTTCATCAATGGCGACCTAATCCCACGCTATTGGAACGATCAGGACGATTACGCGAAGTGGAGGACGGTGCTTGAATGCCTGTATCCTCGTGCGTTCCCGCTTACACCAACCACTGCGCCATATCCGTTGAAAGGGTGAGTGATGTTCGGACGGAAGAAGAAAAAGCAGGAGGAGCCGAAAAGTTACCTCAGATGCCCATACTGTGGTCACGCGCCGATAATTGTCACCGGCAAATGCACGTATCACAATCCACGTCATACTGTCTACCGGTATGAGTGCGACCTTAGGTGCCTTCAAGGCGAGGTGTGTCAGACTGCCGAAGCTGCGTTCGATTCGTGGGTACGCATTGTCGCCCGCTATTACGACGCGGAAAATGCTATCAGACAATTCTGCAAGGAGAGGAAATCATGAGTCTGGCTGATGTTTGCTGGAATATTTCAAGCGTGTTCATCGTCATCACATTGGGAGTGATAGCGATACTCTGCGTGCTCATGCTATTAGGCGTGTTCGTATGCATTTTCGACCATGACGATAAGAACGATAAGAGCAGTAAGGAATAACAATGGCGACGAACGTGACTGAGAAAGACAAGACACTGCATGAGGTCATCGACTTTCTGCAAAAAGAGTGGGATGCAGCTAATAACGCTTCTGATAATCCAGACGAAGAAGTGTACGACTTTTACGACGGAATGACGACGGCTTACGAGCATGTAATCAATTACTGCCGTCACCTGCTCGGCTATTCCGGCACCATGCCTTCCGAGGTGCCTAACCAAAGCGAGGACGCGAAGGAATAGTTATGTGGTTCAAACGCAGACGCAACGAATATGGGTGTCCAATGTGCGGCAGACTACCCGTCCTCGCGGAAGGACAGACGGAGAAATACTACGAAACCCTCAAAGCCGTGAAAACAACAACCATATACCGGCTCCAATGCCCCAGAAAACACCTCTCTACAAACTGGTACAGCGACCCTATGGATGCAAGCATCAACTGGAAACACGTCGTGAACGAATACAAGAGGAAGGACACGAAATGAGCAGTCAATACAAGGTGTGCTCACTGTTTTGGGATTACGACGACAACTGCTATCGCTTAAGAAACCAGAATGTGTTTGAAGAGTTGCTGAACGAGGGTTGGAAGATTCTGCGGGTGGATATCATGCCACCAACGGAATTGAGTAATAACGCCGTTACCGCGACGAACGTCTACATCCTTGAGAGGGAGGCTAATGATGATTAGTCAATACGACAAGGACATGTGTTGCCTGTATATCGCTGAGGGGATGAACTACATCTGGCAACAACGAGGGAACCAAGAGCTTTCCCGAATACTTGAATCATTGGCCGATAGGAAGCTCATGAAGCGTGTCCATGGCGGGTATGCGATCACACTCAAGGGCCTGTTGGCAGTCAAGGTGTGGAGACTTCACCTGTTCCTGTTCCATCACGATGAATACAAGTACTTCAGGAGGAAGAAATGAGCAGGGCTGAAACCACCGCCATGCTGTCCAAGCTGGTCGAGAAGAGGTTGAAGAATCGCGTGAGCTATTGGGCTAGCGAGGTTAACTTCGACCTTGGAACACCACGGAACAGGCGCATCGACTACATCGGATTCAAGCCTTTCACGCCCGGCTACGTGCTCGAACCAAGCAGTGTGGAACTCGGCACTTTCTCCTGCTATGAAATCAAGTCATGCATGGCTGATTTCAAATCGGGTCACGGGCTGACGTTCTACGGTGACGAAAACTATCTAGTCACCACGCCTGAGCTTGCGGATGAACTGCGCGTGGGCCACCAGATTCCGCGAGACATCGACCAAGTGTTGGTGCCCACGGCCAAAGGGGACAAGCTCAGATGCCTGTACGACGTGTCCTATGGAGACAAGCGGAATAGCTACAGGCGGCGTCCGGCGAGTGAGATGCTGTACGCCATGATCGAAGCGAACGGAAAGAGGACGAATTGAGCATCCTGCTGGACGAGGCCGACGCTTACGAGCGTGGCATGGATGATGATTTGACGTTTCAGACGGTTCGGGAGCTTGCCGGTGCAGCGTACATGGCCGGACGTTCCGCTCCACCAACTGATGCCGAGGTGGAGGCCGTGGCAAAACGCTTGCTATGGCGAAGCTGGTGGTCGTGGGATGGCATCGAAAGCGACTATGTGGCGAAGGACGAAGACGATGCGTGGGATTACGCCGGGGAAATCTGTGGCTATCGGGAAGACTTCATCGATCGGGCGAAGGAAGTACTCGAAGTGGAACGACATGCGGTGACGGAATGAGACGGGATTATGTGTACGGGTATCCCACCAAGGATGAAAGCTCAGTGCGATGCTTCGTCGCGGTATCCTGCGGTAGCGGATGCGATCATCCGCATCCGAAGGTCACATTCCACTCCGACCTGATGTACTGCGTGGACTGTCATAAATGGTTCCTACCCGTGTACGCCAGTGAAGTCGAGCTTTTCCATTGGAAACCATGCTCAGTCTTACGCGCGCGAATATTCCATCATCGGGCATACGAGAGAATCATCAAGCAAATCAAGGAGACGAAATGATAGGAAACAAGAATATTCAACGAGGGCTAATGGCCGTGCTTGTGTCCGTGACAATGGTTTTCCCACTGGCCGGATGCGGGAACGAAGCGGATGCTGACGATGCTGAGAACGGTAGCAACTGCATTGATGTGCGAGGCGACTTCACGGCCTATGAGTGCAGAATCGAGTTGCACGACGGCAGAACCGTTACATGCATCAACTTCAACACCTACAAGGGGGGAGGCGGTCTTTCCTGCGACTGGAACAATGCTAGCGGCAAGGACGGGGAGACGAAATAATGGAACATGAGCTAATCCCCGTATATACGAAGTTCAACGGTAACGGCGTGCGTGTGCAGAATGATTCAAAACTCATCGACTATCTGGATGATGGGTGGAAAATCATCAACGTCACGGCAGCGAACCCACTGGCATTGGACAATGAGGCCGTCGTGTTGTACGTGATCGAGAAGACTACTGCAAATCATTGGAGCAAACGGAATGAATGAGCCTACCGCCGACGAGATCATGAAAATGTTCGCGGTTGACATAGCGGTTCTTCGTCGTGGTAGGCGCAAGCCGTCTGAGAAGCCGCCAGTCGGAAAGAAGAAGGCGAAAGCGTCGAAAAAGCCGGTCAAGCTTACTGCGGAACAGCTCGCACGGAAACGTGAGCACACGCGACAGTGGCGGATGGCCCACCGTGAGCAAGTCTTGGAATGCAACCGCCGATACAAGCTTGCGCATCGTCCGACATTCCACCATTTCAGCCGTGAGGAACAGGCGGCCTACGAACGCAACTACTACCTGCTTCATCCCGAGAAGAGAAAACGGAAGCGGGAGACTGTTTGAGACGTTAATCCAATACCGGTTGCAAGGTTGGGTGCAACCGGTATACTAGACATGTTCCGGCATTAATCGCACGCCTTCGGGCACCGGTGCGGAATCAACATACCATGATTTTGGAAGGCGTGCGATTGGCTGACTGCAAACTGTTGCGTTGCGGGCGTGAACGAGACGATACCAGGCAACTCTGCCCTGAATGTGAACAGCGGCTCCTAGCCGACTTGGAATGGTTCACGAAGAACATCGGCTACTTGGAAACCGACAAGATGAACCGCATCAACAAGAACCATGACGCTGATGGTGGCGGGGGAGGATACTCTGATAATCCGCCATTGAGGGAGCAAGTGTTCGACCTGCTGTATGAGGGAGACGAACGGGATGATAACGTGTGGGGCACACTATCCGCGTTCGCTAAATGCTTAGGCGTCGAATACCTGAATCACGATCCGTTGAACGTGTTGGCGCAGCGGATAGCCGTGAAGAAAACCAAGCAAGGCGAACCCGCGTGTCTATGCTCAACGGCAACACCCGTGTACGCGCTTGAAATCCGCATCGCCCGCGACAAGTGCCAGCGCCTGTTGAATCAAGGCCATACGGTTAGCTTGGGCAATTGCCCCAACACTGACTGCAACATGCCGTTAAGCGCTGACGAGACGGCAAAACAAGTCAAATGCCGTGGATGCAGGAACGTTTGGAACATCAACTTTTTGAGGACACTCATGCAAGACAAGATTAAACACAGCACTTACACGGGGACTGCTTCGGACATTAGAAGCAAACTCCAACAGGCTGGATACCTCGTATCCGCGAACACGTTGAAATCATGGGCGCACAGGGGCAAGCTCACCCCGGTACGCAAGGAAGGGCGGCATCCCATCTACCGTATCGCGGACGTGTACATGCTGATGCAGCAAACCACTCCAGTGGACGATATTTGGGGACTCATCGGAAAGGACAACCGGCAGTGAGCATCATCAGCATCACCGACAAGGGCAAGACCATCACCTATCACGCGCATCACATGCGCGACGTGATCGAACCAGTCAAACAGTACGGCATGTTCGGAGAGTAATTGAACGCGAAGAAAAAGCTCCACACGCTCACTTTCTACACGGAGGGTTGAATTGAAAATCAACATCGACTGCTCGTTAATCCTCCTACTGTTGTCCGGCGTGCTGGCACTCCTGAAGATCATGGGACTATTCCCATACTCGTGGATATGGGTGATAGCACCAATTTGGATACCACTACTCGTACTGGCCGGTATCACAGTCATCCTGATAATCGCTTGGATTATCGGCGTCATAGGCGTACTCATTCTCGAAAAGTTCGGAGACTAAATTGCAGATCAGCGGCAAGACAAACAATATTGGCTACGCTCACGCGAACGATGGTGGAGCAGACCTACGTTCCAACGAGGACACGATCATCTGCGCGGGTAGTCAAACACTCATACACACGGGCGTATACATGGCTATTCCAGCTGGATACGTCGGCCTAATCTGCCCACGCTCAGGCTTGGCGTTGAAACACAACATCACCGTGATGAACGCGCCCGGCGTAATCGACGCGAACTATCGTGGCGAAGTCGGCGTAATCCTCAGAAACATGGGCGAACAGGCGTTTGAAATCCATGAGGGAGACCGGATAGCGCAGATCGTATTCCTACCATACGCGCACATGCAATTCGAGCCGGTCAACGAACTGGATTCTACCGAACGTGGCGATAAAGGATTCGGCAGCACCGGCAGATGAGCCGACAACAAGAACACTCGCCAAACAGATATTCGACAACCCAAGACAGGAGCAATCATGAGAGTCTACATCGTCACCGCAAACGCCGGAGACAGAAACGACTACAGCGATTTCTACATTCCGGATGGCCACAGACCTCCGTTTTCGTGGTGGACCATGGCCGAATACTTATTCAGCGGATACGCCGAGGAAGTCAGCATCATGGGCGTCTATTCCACGCGCGGCCAAGCCGAAAACCGCGTCCGTGAGCTCGATCGCGAACACTTCGACAAACTCCAAATCTTCGAATGCGTCTTAGACGCCAATTGCTGGAAATACGTAGGAGGCTACGCGGAATGAGCGAGACAATCAAAATCAGTGGAAAGTGAGCGCGTCATGCGAATCTACCTAGTAACTGCGAACGCACAGGATCACAACGAATACATCGAGTACCGGGATCAACCATATAATCCCGATTCGTTCACTGACACCCCAATGCACATGGGCGAAACGTCATGCACCGCGGGATTCGTGAGCATCATGGGCGTTTACACGACACGCGAACAAGCGGAGACACGCGTAACCAAGCTTGCCCGCGAGAAATTCCCGGACTTGCGAATCATCGAGATTGAAGCGGACTCGGACTGTTGGCAGTTCGTCGGGGGAGGTTGGCTCTGGTGAGCAAGCAGACAATCATCACAGCGGAACATCTGAACGCCACGCACTTAGGCAAGCGAGTCACCATCAACGGCAAGTATGGCACCGTCATGTCATGCGAACTGAAAAAAATCAGCGCCGACTACGCCATCATGCCCGATTTCGTGTCTTACGGCCCCTGCGAAGAATACATGCCCAAACCATTGAGGTACAGGAAAAACGTTCACATCATTCTGCACTTGTCTAACCAAGTCAACGACGATATCAAGGCGACCGTTCATGGTGACACGGAACTGGTAATCGAAGTCAACGGAAAGTAGGGGAGTATGACGGAAAACACCACTGAAAAATCAACGAACGAACTGCTGATGCGCGTGTTGCAAGTCGAATCACCGGAACTGTTCGACGGAAGCGACTATCAGCCGGTACGAGTAGTCGGCTACGATTATTCGCCATTCTGCGAAGCGGTCTGCGAAACCTGTGGCGATGACCCCGAAATGCTGACCATCGCATTCGAGACGAAAAGCGGCGAACGTTACAGCCAATACTACGACTATTTTGGACTGCCGAACATTTTAGAAGCATTGGACAAGTGGGATAAGCAGTACGGGAAGGTGGTAGAGAACCGTGGATGACACTTCAAGCACGAAGAAATTCGTATTTACAAGTGATAGCAAGCCGTCCCCCGACCTCTCGAATTTCAAGCCTTTTGGACACATTGACGAGGACAAACCCAAGTACAGTGCGATCATGATTATCGAGGATGAAGGCGTATACGTTCCCGTGATATACAAGGAATGCCGCGTGGACCTCGACATTGATAACCCGACGATTCACCCGCTATCAGGCCCATGCATGGAACCCTGCTGCTACAGTACGCCGGAACTTGCTATAAAAGCCGGGACACGCATCTACAGGAACATGTTGAAGGACAACAAATGAAGTGGTTTACCAGTGACTTGCATTTCGCTCACCCTTTCGTGGCTGCATTACGTGGCTACGCGCTACCCGGATACGCTAAGGATGCATCGATCAAACAACAAGCCGAACATGAGCATAAGCCGCTCAAGAACTGTGTTGACTGGCGGAAGCATGATGCCGACATCATCAGAAGCATCAACACGTATGTTGGCGAGGAAGACGAACTCTACATCCTCGGAGACATCAGTTCCGGTGGTACGTGGAGCGTAGACCAAGCGATAATGCGCATCCAAAACCTGCATGTACCACGCAAGAACAGGCATCTGATTCTCGGCAACCACGAACTGCACAGCTCCACCCGCACGCTGGAAAAGTTGGCAAGCGTGTTCGTGGAAGTCGGAATGGTCGGCATCACCGAAATCAGAGACGGGTGGGGCGACAATCCACACACGGTATTTTTAAGCCACTACCAATGGCGTGAAGACTTCACGCAAAGCAAACCCCTAGGCGCAGTCTCAACCAATTGGAACGCGCCGGAATTAGCCAAATACGCGATACCACGCATGAACAACACGCTGCTACTGCACGGACACACGCACGCGCATGACCCGCTAGAGTTCGGCAGACATCACAATGAGATCAACATCGGATTGGACGCATGGCATTTCGAGCCAGTCAACGAAGCCGAATTGGCGGACAATTGGCTACACGCTGCGTTAAGCGCGTCTGAGTAGTCTACAATGGCACATGAATGGGGGTGGATTCAAACCACCCCCACTACTTTTCAGTAAATAGCACCGTTGGATTCCAGATCAACCATTATTCAAGAATCCCTGCAATCCATCACCAGCCCTGCCATCCAGACCACGGCGCGCCATATCGTAATAGTCGAGCATCCGCGGACTGCTCCACCCGCCTGCGGCCATGATGTCCCTGTCCGGTACGCCAGCGTCACGGGAGAGCGTGCAGAACGTCCTCCGCAGCGAGTGCGGCGAGATGCCGGGCACGCCCACGCGCAATGCCACGGACGATACGATGCCCACGGCGGTCTGCTGCCGCAGACGCGCGCCGGAATCCTCACGGAACACCGCACCACGCCTACGGCCGCCGATAAGTCGTGCGAGAGCTTCGGCCGCATCGGAGGGAATGGCCACGCGCTGAGACCAGTCGCCCTTGCGGTCGAACCGCACCCACGGACGCCCGTCATTCAGATGACAGTCTTCGACATCCAATCCGAGCGCCTCACCGACCCTTGCGCCGGTCAACAGCAGCAGACTGCACAGGGCATCCGTCCGCGCACCCATACCGCGTGCTTCGGCCAGAAAAAGCCTAGCATGCTCGCGGGTGAGGTACGTGCCATCCGAATGACCGTACAGTTTCGGCCTACGCACATGCTCGCCCGGATTGCAGTCGATATACCCCTCCTCGCAGAGATAGCGGTAGAGGCAGCAAACGACGCTCAGATTCCTGCACACCGTGTTCTTCGCCGCTGGCCGCATGCCGCCGTCATAGGCGGCGAACACCTCGATATGAGTGCGCTTCGCCCGCAGCATGTCGATGCCATTATCCGCACACCAGCGGAGCCATCGCGATACGACGCTCCGATACCCCGCCCTTGTGCCCGGCGTCAGGCCGGCGAGAAAACCGGCGATCATGTCGCTCACCGTTTCCATATGCGCACCGTCTCCTTGCAGATCAAAGGCTTATCGGCTGGACCCTTGACGAATGGCGGAATCCACTGCCTACGCCTCAACGAATGATTCGGCCCATACGCCTGATCCCTCCAGAAGCCGCGCACGATGAAACGATGCGAATACTCACGTCGCACCCGCTCGTCATCATCGGCGCTCTCGCCCGGACGATGCAGGTTCTCGCGCAGCACCAGCATCTTGACCTTGCGGATTTCCGGGTCGAAACGCTGCGGCAGCGGATGCGCCATATCGGGTTTCGCCGGTTTCGCCTCGCAGATATGCGGTTCCGCGCTCAACGCCCACACCGCGCGCAGCAGATCGCCGAACCATCGGAAACCGCCGACATGCTCATTGAAAATGCCGTTGGCGAATCTGATGACCGGCAGTGAGAATGATTTCGCGTCGCATTCCTTCAGAGCGCATGGATGGTCCGTGAATCCCATCAATTCGATATCGCCGTTGCCGTCGCATTGCCAGAAGAGCGCCGACACATGGGCGTCTCCGACCTTCCTTCCCGTCGCGTCGTCGGTCACGGGGAATCTGACCATTTGGACATCCCCGTCGAAGAAGATAAGCCCGCTTTGCGCCGGCGCTTCCGATTTCGGGAAATCACATGCCTGGACGGTATCTTCCGCCAGCGCCGTCATGTCCCGGCTGATCCACCAAAGCTGCGCGACGGCGAGATTATCAGCGAAATTCCAAGCCGCTTCCATGCTCCGCTCGTATTGCGAGTGCGCAGCCATCTCCTCCTTTAATGCGACCCGCTCGTATTCCGCGAGTTTGTCGCGGATCAGCGGAAGGTGCGATGGGATGAGGCGAAGCCGTCTGTTCCTACTGCGCGTCATGTCAGTCAGCCTCCCCAAGACGGTCGAAAACCTTGTCATACGCTTTCGTCACGCATTCCAAACCCATGCGGTAGATGCTCACGCGATCATGGTCAGACTCCGCCATGCGGCGCTGCCAATCATGCGGGAACGCCACGCTCAACAACGTCTCCCGCACGTCCGGTTTGACAACCTCGATTTTCTGCGGGAACATCGCATCAAAAGTGAGGACACACAAGGCGTAAGCCACCTGCAACGTTCGGTCAGACACGTAGCGGAAAGACTGTTCCGCCACGCGGTCAATCTCTTCCATAGACCACGGAACGGTAGCCGCCAACTTCGCGTACTCTTCCGCATCCTCATAATCCAAGCCGCCATTCATCGAATTGTCCTGAACCGTATCCACCAGGTATTCGTACAGTTCGCCGATGATGCCCGCCGTGGAATGGACGAACACAGGCTCAAAATCAATAAAATAACTGCCGAACCACAGGCCGCAGACATGACCGACATAGCCGGTAAGCTCACGCGGCAGCATATTCACGTCAATCATCACAACACCTCGATTTCGTCATTAAGACCCATGAACTCCTGAGTGGTGAACCCGCCATCCTTGACAACGCAGTACAGCCAACCCTGGAATCCACCCAAGCGCGCGTAACGCATCCCACGAATCAGGTCACGCAGCCACGCGTACACAAGATACGTTTTCGACACGGGACGCCAATAACGCTTACGCTCGACCACATCAAAATGGTCATATGCATACATTTGCTGACCAACATGAAAATCAGCCCACAATTTCAACGTTTCCATGACACTCACGCCTCCCTCGAATCAACGTCACCGAACAGTTCATAACGCAACTGCGCATCAGCATCGAACATCGCCTTGTACGCATCACCAAGAGACTCATAGAAGACGCCATCCACACGCCAACCTTCATAGCCCTTGGAATCCAACGAACGGAACTCTCTCAGCGCACCAAGCATCATCTTGCGCGTCAATCGATAATCCGGCACGCTCTTATGAAAATTACCGTCGAACTGGTCAGCAGCAACGTAAGCGTCACGCGCTTTA